CATCGACCAATCCTCCAAAAATCTTTTTCAATTTCTTCAACTGTTAACTGAGTTTGAGCTCTGACCAAATCTAAAAGATTGTATTTTAGATAATTGTGTTGTATGTGACGCGAATAAAAATTTAATAACATTGTAGATTCAGTCCATGTTTCTAAAAAGTTTACGAATTCTGGCAATTTGGCATATTTGAGAAACCATGGAAATCTAAACAACACAACACCAGATTCTGTATAGGTTGGTCTGTGTGTAAATAGGTCTGGTTCTATGTAACAATTTTTGTAATAATGTAAAGATATAGGATCACTTTCCAGACATTGCACTGTAACACCATATGATTTGTATATCCATCCAGCACAATCGACTGCCACCAACTTTGAGTTGCAATTATTAATAGTGTATATTTCAACGTTATCAAGTTGATATCCGTGTCCGTAACGACATTTGCGCCAGGCTGCCAGTCTTGGATGATTTAAATGATACAGTCTGAATTTGAAAATCTCAGAAAGATTGTTGTTGGCTGATTGATATCCGTTGATTATTTGCATAGTCCGTAACAATCCATTGGGTGCGAGCCTACCATGTGATTGCCATCCACTTCAGAAAAGGTATGCAACCGTTGAAATCTAGGGTGGCAATACTGCATAATAGTATCTAAACTGTTGGCAATTGAATCAGGCAACTCAAACGGCAAATTGTGGCATGTTAATTGATATCGATTTACAGCAACATACGCATAGTCAACTGACTGAATTAACTGATTAACTACGGAAATCAGCTCAGCAGTGCTAAGATTATAGATACAATTGCCAAAAATAACAATGCCCTTATAGTCAATGTTGGAAATTTTAAATTGTTGTGAACAAATATTTTTAAATTGATTATTGTTACCGGCCCAACGCCAATTGATGTTGCCACAGGTCATCATAAAATTGAGCATTATTTGCTCTTGTTCGAGTATTGTTGTGTCTGGGGAAAAACTGTTAAAACCAGTTAATTGGACGTCTCTCCACTGGGGTGTTCTAGTCATAATTTGATATTTAGTAGGTGTATTATTGCATTTTTAATTTTACAAGTTTGCGTATCAATTATATAATAGAATAAATAATAAAAAGGTTCTGGCCCTATGCAAAAGAAAACTCGCAGTTTACTAGAAGAATTAGACTCAATGTATATTGAGCGCGATCAGCGCCATGTCATTGAAAACCGCGCATCTAATGTGATAGCCAGTGCCATACGCCTGTTGGAGCAGATTGACGCCAGTTACACAGCCGAAGATGCTCAGAACTTACAGCGTAAACTGATCAACGCTATCAATCAGCGTGACCCAGGCAAATTTACTCGAACAGTGAGACGAACCGATGCAAATTCATGAAATAACAATTAAGAACAAAAACACTCAACTAGATGAGGGTGTGGGCGACGCTATTGGCGGAGCCGCAGGAGCCACTGTTTCCGGAGTAAAATCTGTGGGCAGTGCTATTGCTAGCCCGTTTAAAGACATAGCATCAGGTTATCAAACTGGTCGTGCAGATCAAAGAACAGCGGCCCTGGCCGACAAGTTTCAGCGAGCCTGGCAACAGTATGCTATACAGTGGGCCAAGAGTCAAGGTGGCCAGTATACTGCTCCAGGCAAGGGTGGCGCAACACAAGCCGGAGCACAAACCGGAGCACAGGCTGCTACTGGACAACAGGCAACAGCACAAAAATCTGCCAGCAACGCTGTTGATATGCAGGCATTGTTCTCAACTGTTCAGTCCTTGGACAACAAGACTCTAAATGGCGTGGCCAAGATATTGTCACAGAAAGTTGGACCTGCGGCCACAATGTCAGCGTTGAAAACGCCTGAACCTGGTGCACCAATGACCGAAGCTCAGTTGAATGAGCTGGGCTGGAATGATATCAAAGCTGGAGCACAAAAATTTGGTGCCGGAGTTAAGTCAGCGTATCAAGCTGCTGCACCAGTGGTTCAGAAAGCATATCAAACTGCCAAGCCACTTGTTAAACAAGCGGCCAAGGCCGGAGTAAGTGCCATCAAGGCTGCACCAGGTGCTGTGGCCACAGCTGCTGGCGGAACTGCAGGTGCCATTGCTGGTATGCCTGCCAGAGCCAGCACAGCATATCGTGCCAGCAAGGCCACAACCAGTGGTCCCAAGATGACCATGCAAGAATTACAGTTGGCCTTGACCAAATTGACCAAAGCACAAGCAACAAAATTATTTTCTTTTGTTCAACAAATCCAAGCTGCTCGTAAAGCCGGTATCAAAGAAGGTGTTGCTCCTGATACCCTGTTGCCAGACTATGAGCAAGCACTAAAAGCATTTGTGCAAAAAAACATGCTGGCCGGTATGCAATACAGCCGATTACAAAATGCCAGTCAGATTGACGACTTGGTTAAGAAACTTGTTGATCCTGCCAACGACAATGCATCCGCACAAAAAGATCTTTGGAACAAATTGACCTTGGCCGCATCAGTGGCACAACATGCTCCGGCTGGCGGACCTGGCGGCCAACCGCAATCAAGTGGCCAACAGCAAGCAGGTGGTCAACAGAAGGCCGCCGGAGGTGGCGAAACCGCCGAAGAATTAAAACAGACGGTTGCCCAGGCCCTTGGCAAAAATCTCCAGGCTGCCAAGGCCGCCGGTGTAGCTATACTTCCTCTCACTTACAATGATACCAATGTTGGTAGCACAGGTGTTCCGGCAGTAGATGCCTTGTTAATGAACATGGGCTTTAATCCGCAATGAACATCCTAGAAGGTGGCAATGTATTCAAGAACGGCAAAGGGCAGGCATTAACACAGCGTATCAATCAAACTGATGTTAAGCCCACACTAGCTTGGCTTGAAGAATTGTTGCCTGGATTGGATCTTCAAAACAACACCTTAGGCAGCACCGGCATCAAAGACACATCAGGTGATCTGGACATTGCCGTGGATGCCAATGTGGTTACCAAAGAACAGTTGGAAACACGCCTCAAACAATGGGCTGCCAGTCACGGATTTCGTCCAGAAGATTATGTTCGTAAATCTGGCACAGCGGTGCATTTTTTCACACCCATCATTGGCAATCCCGCCAATGGCTATGTGCAGACTGATTTTATGTTCATGCGAGATGTGCCTTGGTCAAAATTTGTTCTGGGTGCCATGCCTGCAGATTCTAAGTATAAAGGACGTGAGCGCAATGTGCTCATGAACAGCATTGCCAAAAGCATGGGTTATAAACTAAATCAAGTGAGTGGTATTGCTGACCGTGCAACTGATAAACTTATTACCAACGATCCAGACCGGGTAGCAAAGCTCTTATTGAATCGCACAGCTACACGCCAAGACTTGGCCAGTGTAGAATCAATCTTACAAGCACTCAGCACAGATCCTCAGCGTGATGCAAAACTAGCCGACTTTAAGGCACACATGGAACGTGAAGGCCTACCGTTTATGGAAAGCGAAACGCCGGCAGTCACTGGATACACAGAAGTAAACTTCTTGGCCCGCTTGCGTGATCGCATTGTGAACCAAGGCATGCAAAAATTGGTCGAAGCCGAAGTGCAAGGCGGACGAGCCAAAGGCATCGAGCACCTGGAAGATTATGTGTTCCGTAACGGCAGTGAAGGCATCAAACGTGCCATGGACATTGTGAAACACACTGCCGCTGACACTGGCAAAACAACCACAGTCAAATGGGATGGTAAGCCAGCACTGATCTTTGGTCGTGATGATTCTGGAACATTTATCTTAACTGATGTGTCTGGTTTTGGAGCCAAGGGCTACAACGGCCTGTTTACCAGTCCCAATCAAGTGCGCAAACACCTGGCCGCCAGAGATGCCGATGCGGCCGCATTAGGCAAACCAGCCACCCGTGTTCAAGATCTTGCTCCTATCTATGATCGGTTATGGGGTATGTTGGATAGTGCTGTTCCGCAAAACTATAGAGGTTTTGTGCAAGGGGATCTATTGTATATGGACACTCCTCCATTACAAGCTGGGAACTATGTGTTTACGCCCAATACCGTAGAATATAAAATCCCAGCAAATAGTGATATTGGACAACGTATTGGCGCTAGCGAAGTTGGCATTGCTATGCACACTAGATATGCTGAACCGGGCGCACCCAAAGAACCCATTGGCAATGTGCAATTCCGATCAGTTCCGGGATTGTTGTTGTTGGAGCCAGTATATGCCAAAGAAAATGTCAGACCAAATCGAGAGCTGATGCAACAGCTCAAAACAGTTTATACCGGCCAAGGAGCGGCCATTGATCAACTGTTCAATCCTGCCGAACTTCGTGCGCTACAAATCACTGACTTGCCCAAGTTGTGTATAGATTACATCAACAGTAGAGTGGGCGCAGGATTTGATAACCTATTGGCTGACTTTGGACCGTGGTTACAACAGCGTGTTACACCCAAGAAATTTCGAAACATTGTGGAATACTTGCAAAGTCCACGCAGTAACCTGGCCGGTATGGCCGCGGCATTTACAGCCTGGGGTCTGTTACATGACATCAAGATGGATGTGCTACAACAGTTGGATCTACAGCACCCCGGACAAGAAGGCTGGGTAATGGCCACCCCGGCCGGCATGGCCAAGGCTGTAAATCGTTTGGCCGGTGGATTCACAGCCGCAAATCGCCAAATAAACAACCCAGAAACAGTAGCTAACTCCTAATTTTATCCAAAAGGTATAAATAAAAGTAGACCCACAGTGGTCATATATTAAGGAGATTTAAAAATGGCTTATATTACTAAAGTTTCTGGTGGTTCACAACCAGTATTTGCAACAGACGTCCTCAATGGCCCTATTGCACAAACAGCAAACATTGCTGCTCAAGGTCCTTTTAACCCAGCTGGTCCTAAGTTAGACTTCTTTGCTGTAACAGCAAATGCAAGTTTGGCTACACAAGGTGGTGTTAATGGTTACGTTGCTAACGTTATCCAAGCAGTTCAACAGATCGCTACAGTAGCTATCGCTCAAGTTGGTCCTAACCCAGCACAAATTCAATTTGCTGTGTATCCAACAGGCGCATATGCTAACGCCGCATTATTTGTTGCTCAAGTTCAAACAGCTAACACAACAAGTATTGGTGTGCCAACTGCAAACGTTACTAGTTCTGCAACATTCACAAACGTTTAATCTAATTAAACTTTGTATTACAAAAACCTGCCGTCGGCAGGTTTTTTGTTGTCTAGATTTTACAAGTATAAGTAAACATGCTCGTGTAGCAATCTTGTCCTGCATAGGGCGGGACCGGAACGACACACACATACACAGGAGAAAAACATGAGCAAAACACCTTACGAGATTCGTCTCGAACTTCTCAAAATGGCCAACGAAATCCTCGTGACGCCAGTCTTCCAACAACGTCAAGCACTAACTGATGAGTATCACTCTAAGTTAACTGACGCCAA